AAGAAATTCTGAATGTGATCAATGCGGCCGGGATGGCTGCGTCCGAGACGGACACCCGGCAACTGCTCAAAGCCATTCAATCGATTGTCGGCAATGCCAACCCGATGCGATCGGTGATCACCCGGCTCGCCGCTTCGAAGACGTTGACCGAGCAGGAACTCGGTCTCGTGTTGATTGATGCCAGTCCTGCGCCTGTGACGGTTGTGTTGCCAGCGGCCGACGGTTCACTGAGCGTGCGTGATGTGATTGTTCGTCGTGTAGACAACAGCGGCAGTCGGCTTGTCATTCAAGCATCCGGCAGCGACCGGATTCGTTTTCACACGCACCTTTCGGCCAGCGGCTATCCATTTTTGGTACTGATGGGCGGCGGTGACTGGTGGCATTTGCGTAGCGATGGCGCGGGGAGTTGGTGGCCGGTTGGGCGCTTCGATAACACGCCGTTGGGGCGACCGTTTTTCGAGACGACAGTCTTGCTGAGCCCCGGAGGTTACGGTGCGCTCAACGGCGCCGTCATGAAGCGTGTCGAATGGCCTTGGCTTTGGGATCACGCGCAGCAATCGGGAATGCTCGGCACCGAGGCTGCTCGCGTCGGCAACGAAGGTAAGTGGACGTCGGGTGATGGCGCAGCGACTTTCCGTGGCCCTGAGGGCCGTGGTGAGTTTCTGCGTGTGCTGGATGAAGGTCGCGGCGTAGACACAGGACGTGTCATGGGTGCCTTTCAGACTGGCTCAATGCACTCATATGCCATGGGCGCCAATGGTGGCGGTGCGGTCGGCTCGCGCTGGACTGACAGCCTGACCGATATCGGCGCGGGCACACGCGAGGAAGCTCAGTTTCTTTCCGGGTTGGCTAACGGTGGGCCGATCTACCCGCCAGGAACCGCCTATCAACAGGATCCTGCTGCCACCTTGCTTTACACCTTCAAATCCCGCCCGCGCAACATCGCCTATCCCGGTCGAATCAAGCTTATCTGAGGCTTCCCCATGTTCAATTATCTGTTTGACGGCTCGGGCGCATTGTCCGGGCCTGTCGAGTTTTTCGTCACGCCCGGAATCGGCGTTCAGCTTCCTGCCAACGCCGTGCAACTGTCTTTTGAATTGCCTGAACCGGAAACCGGCCGCACCTGGGCGCTGGTCAATGGTGTGCCGCGGGAAGTCATCGACCGTCGGGGTCGGGTTTACCGAAAGGACGGTGGTGCTCAGCAACTCTGGAACGAGTTGGGCGAGTTGCCTGAGACCTTCACCCCGCAGCCTTGGCCGGGTGATTTCTACGTCTGGCGTGATAACGACTGGCAACTGGATGAGCAGGCTCAATTGGCTGATGCCAGACAGCAGACTTTGCAAGCGCGCGATGCACTGCTTCGTGAGGCCGTTCTGCGAATTGCTCCGCTGCAATACGCCGAGGATATCGGTGATGCCAGCCATGAAGAGCAGTTGCAATTGCTCGAATGGAAGCTCTACAGCGTGGAGTTGAACCGCATCGAGAAACAGCCAGGTTTCCCAATGCAAATTGTTTGGCCGGTTGTGCCAGCCGTCAGCGCAAATACCTGAACCACCGCAAAGGAGAAATGCAATGGATTACCCAATCAGCGTGCCCAGTGCAGGCTTGGTCAATGGCAGATTTGTCGATGAAGATTCGCTTGCCGGCTCGCCCGGGTCGTTGATTCCTGCGAGTTGGGGCAATGGCGTTACACAAGAAATTCTCGGGGTTGTACAGGCCGCCGGAATGACGCCCAGCGAAACTTCAAACACGCAATTGTTAACTGCACTTCGAAGTGCGCAGCTGTATCAGACCCGGGCACCATTTGACGTCAGTCGTTCGGTGGCTACAACCGAGTTTGTGCAGCGTTCGCTGGGCAACTACGCCGGGGCACGCAGCGTCACTGCCGCGACACAACTGACCGTTGCGGATGTGGGATGGACGATTGGTATAGGTGGAAACTCGCCTTATACGGTGAGCTTGCCCGATATCAAGACTGTGCCCAATGGTGGGACATTTTCGTTGCATTGCCGGAGTAACGCGGTCGTCACCATTGCATGCACGGGCACTGCGCAAATAACCCCGCAAGGTGCATATCTGACTTCGATCATCATGAACAGTGGCGAGAGTGCGACCATTGTTAATGAGAGCGGGATTTGGGCTGTTCATGGTACGGCGAGTCTGAAGTACGCAGCTGCGTTTGCCGGCCAGTCAGGTTTCTCCGGTTATCAGAAACATCCGAGTGGCAACATCGATCAATGGGGCACCGGTATTTCAAATGCCGCCGGCGATATCTATGTCTCTTTCCCAATCTCCTTCCCCAACGCTTTCTGTTCGATAGTGGCGATGCATTCGGGGAGTGATGGGGCGATGGTCATCCTCAATGGATCTCCGACAGGCAAACAAGGTTGTCAGCTGAAGATTCGTAGTTTCAATGGGGGCGTCTCGGCTGGCTGGACTGTTATCTATCATGCGAAGGGCTATTGAATGAACGCTTACAATGTTTTGTTCAGCGCCAGTACGCTTGGCGTCTATGTGCCGGGGATCAATTCTTCCGACATTCCCGAAGACGTGATCGAAATCCCGCAGGCCTACTGGACTTCACTGCTACAGCAACTGGCTGTTACACCGAAAATGGTCGGGGTTAACCTCGCTAACGGTTATCCGATACTGGTTGATCCACCAACACCTTCGGTGGATCAGGCAGCCGAAACCGAACGTCACTGGCGCACTGCGCAACTTACCGCCACCGACGGTCTGGTCGCACGCGATCGTGATGAACTCGAAGACGGTGGCGGTACCACGCTAACCACCGATCAATACACCGAACTGCAAACCTACCGGCGTGCACTACGCGACTGGCCGCAGGGCTCTTTCTTTCCCTTTAGCGAGCATCGGCCAGTCGCGCCGCGCTGGTTGGCGACTGCGCTTTAAGTCAACAAGGATGTTGAAATGGATTATCCAAAAAACGTTCCCGGTTCAGGCCTGGAGAACGGTAAGTTTGTCGATGAAGATGCCATCGCAGGTACACCCGGTTCACTGATTCCGGCCAGTTGGGGTAACAGCGTTACTCAAGAGATTCTCAACGCCATCAAGGCTGCCGGATTGACTCCCGATGAGGAGCAGACCAATCAACTGGCGCTGGCAATCAAAGAGTTGTCGAAACCGGATCCGCTGCAACAGTTTCCGGTGCAGGTGTATCGCAGGAATCTGTTGATCAATGGCGGGTTTGATATCTGGCAGCGGGGGGCTTCCAATCAGGCGCCGAATATTGGCGGATATGTCGCGGATCGTTTTCGCTGCGACTGGAACGGCAACGCGGGCGTCAGTATCACCCGTCAAAGTTTCTCCCTTGGGCAAACGGAAGTGCCTGGCGAACCCGCCTGTTTCCTTCGCTGGCAGCAAATCACCGCGGGGGTGGGCGCTACCACTCACCGGATTTATCAGAACATTGAATCGGTCAGAACGCTTGCTGGCAAAACCGCGACCCTGACGTTCTGGGCCCGATCGGATGCGGCGCGGCCATTGAAAGTGGCTGTCGCTCAACAGTTTGGTACCGGAGGTTCAGAAGCGGTTGTGAAGGTGGTGGATGTTTTTCAGCTGAATACGGCGTGGACCCGATACACCGCGACGTTCCAGGTACCTGCCATCGCCGGAAAAATGAAGGGGGTCAACGACTGCCTGACGCTGTCGTTTGATTTACCGTTGAACGTTATGCAAACAGTCGATCTGACCTTGATTCAACTGGAGGAGGGCCCGGTTTCCACTCCCTTTGAGCAGCGATCTGTCGTTGACGAGTTGATGCTTTGTCAGCGTTATTTCGAAAAGTCTTTTGCGAGCGGACTTCCCGTCAAAGCGAATAACGGAACCAACACGTGTATTTCGACGTTCACCGAAGTTCCGGCGGGCAACACTGGCCAATACGGTATGACGATCGGCTTTCTGGTGCAGAAAAGAGTTCAGCCGACCGTCACTACTTATTGCCCGGCTGACACCAGCAATCAGGTCTGGAATCAGACGATGATGAAGGCTTGCACCGGCACCACACTGCAAGGTGTTACGGATCGCAGTATCTCGTTTGCCACAGTCACACCCGTTAACAGTGCGCCAGGCCAGACCTTGCAACTGGAATGGACAGCAGACGCTGAAATATAGGGGTTGAAACTCATGACTTATCAACTGACCGCAAGCGGTGTGTTGCGCATGGAGGATTCCGCGTTTATTCCGCAAGATCCCGACAACCGTGATTGGCTCGCGTATCAGCAATGGCTGTTATCGGGCGGCGAGGTGCTGCCAGTCGGCGAAACAGTCGAGGACGCGGTGCCGGGGAGCCCTCTGAAAACTCTGGCAAAAAAATGGCTGGCAGGTATTTCCCGTCAGTCGTGATATCAGTCAAAGGATATCCAGGGAGGATCAAGCATTGTGCAAATAACCGAAAACAACTTAACTAACATCATGCCCAACGCCCGCACCCAAGCGGGCGTTTTTGTTTCTGCACTCAACACCGCAATGGCTCGCCGGCGCATCGACACACCCAAACGCATCGCCGCGTTTCTTGCGCAAGTCGGTCACGAATCCGGGCAATTGCAGTACGTACGCGAACTGGGCAACAACCAATACCTGAGCAAATACGACACCGGCACCCTGGCCTTGCGCTTGGGCAACACGCCCGAAGCTGACGGCGACGGGCAAAAATACCGCGGGCGCGGGCTCATCCAGATCACCGGGCGCAGCAACTATCGCCAGTGCAGCCTCGGTCTGTTTGGCGATGAACGCCTGCTGTCGCTGCCAGAACTGCTCGAACAACCGCAATGGGCGGCCGAATCTGCCGCATGGTTCTGGCAACAGAACGGCCTCAACGAACTGGCTGATCGCGACCAGTTCAACACCATCACCCGTCGAATAAACGGCGGGTTGAACGGCTTGCAGGATCGCCTGGAAATCTGGGCGCGGGCGAGGGCGGTGCTATGCCAATCCCCTGGCGAATGATTGGCTTACTCTTATTGGTCGTCGGGGCTTTTGTGGCGGCCTGGCAGTTTCAGGACTGGCGCTACGGCCGCCAACTCGCCGAACAATCGCGTTTAAACACCGAAACGTTGAATCAACAGAATCTCGCCGCCGCCTCGGCGCAACAGGCCGAGCAGGATAAACGCCTGGCGCTCGAGCAACGACTCGCGACCAGTGAACAAACTCACTATCGAGCACTGAGCGATGCCCAACGTGATCAGGATCGCCTGCGCGATCGCCTTGCCACTGCTGATGTGCGCCTGTCAGTCCTCCTCGACGCCGGCGATGTTGCCCAAGGCTGCAAACTGCCAGCCACCGCCAGCCCCGGCGGCGTGGATCATGCAGCCGTACGCGCCCGACTTGACCCGGCGCATGCTCAACGAATTATCGCCATCACCGACACCGGCGACCGCGGACTGATTGCCTTGCAGGCGTGTCAGGCCTATGTCAGAGCGCTCGCGCCCGAACATTTTGAATGACTCTGTGTCTTGAAAGCGCAACCGGCTCGTGTACGGTGGAGGCATTCCACACGATCCGGAGTGCGCCGTGAAAGAGATCACCCAATTGGCTGCTGAACTGGGCCGACGCCTGCAAGTGCTCAATGCCCATGTCACCACTGCCGAGTCGTGTACCGGTGGCGGCATCGCCGAAGCGATCACGCGGATTCCCGGCAGCTCGGCCTGGTTTGAAGCGGGTTACGTGACGTATTCCAACCGGCAGAAAACCCAGCAACTGAATGTGCCGACCGGGTTGTTCGAGACGGTAGGCGCGGTCAGTGCCGAGGTGGTTGAGGCGATGGTGCGTGGCGCGCAGGACAAAAGTCTGGCGCGATTTGCCGTGGCGGTCAGCGGTGTGGCGGGGCCGGACGGTGGTTCACCAAACAAACCGGTCGGCACTGTGTGGCTGGCATGGGGCGTTGGCGAGACGGTAACCAGTGAGGTTCAACACTTCCCCGGTAACCGTGATGAAGTCCGCCGACAAACGGTGAAGGCCGCGCTAGAGGGGCTCCTGCGACTAGCGGCACGAGAAATCGAAAATCAGGGGTAGGCGATCCGCGAACGCTGTGGAATAATACTGGCTACTTATACAGGTGTTGGCCGTCAGGC